GACTTTGGTGAGGCCCTGGCCATCACGGCCGGCCTGATGACGGCTTCCGGTGCCATGTTCGCGGCACCGTCTCGATTGTTCCCGATTCCGGGGATCCAGCACGTGGTGGCAGTTGCCGTTGCATTTCTCGCACTGCGGATCTGTATCGGCGCAGGCTGGCGCCTTGGCGGCACGTTCAACCATCCACGCACGACAGCAGCCGTCGCGATCGGTACGTCGGTGATCTACACGACGATGATCGGCAGCCTCGTCGTGGCGCTGCTGGAGCGTGGCCACGGTGCGTAAAACGTTCACCTAGCTGACCTCACTTGTTTCCTCATGAGGAAGAAATCTTCCTCATGAGGAACCGCAGTTGCCTCGGGAACCGAAAGTAGGTTTGAATCCCTACAGTGGGCGTTCTTATGGGCGCCTCAATTCAAAGGCCGTTGATTGACCAGGACGTGGGAGTCCGCTGGTCGATCAGCGGCCTTCTTGTTTGCGGGGTAGAGCAGTCCGGCAGCTCGCGTGGCTCATAACCACGAGGTCGGTGGTTCGAATCCACCTCCCGCTACCAAACGGCCGGTAGTCATGGCCACCACTCAAGCCAGCACATAGGCCGTCGTGAGACGCGCCGCTGGTGTCCGCGCGACCTTGCAACCGCGGTAGTGGTGGGCCATGCCGGCCTCCTTTCATTGGGGGAACCGCGGTGAGCATCAAAGAGCAGATCACAACGGACCTGGCGGTCGCAGGTTCGAAGATCGGAGCGGCCGTCAGCGTCACCGCTGCAACCTACTCGCCGGGCTACACCCTCAGTGACTGGGCCCTGATCGGCACGATTATCTTCACCGTCGTCCAGACGCTCACCGTGCTGATGAAAAACTGGGGTGACTGGTCGGCCTGGTGGACAGCGCGCGTAGGCAACGCCAGGCGCTTCTGGGCGTGGATCCGCCGCCGTGGCTGACAGCCAGCTCACCACCAAGCAGCGCATCGGCTTCGCCGCCGCGCCGCTGGCGCTGATCGGCGCGCTCGTCGCTGCCCTGGGCACGAACGACTCGGCGCACGAAGGGCGCCGCTACACGCCGTACTACGACTCGGCCGGCATCCTGACTGTCTGCGCCGGCATCACGGGCCCGGCGGTGGTGAAGGGCAAGCGCTACACCGACGATGAGTGCACCAGGCTGGAGACGGCCTACGTGCGCACCATGCTCGGCCACATGGGGCAGTGCGTTCGCGGCGAGTTCGAGTTCCATGAGATCAAGGCCTGGGGCCACTTCGCGTACAACATCGGCACCCCGGCCTTCTGCGCCAGCACCGCGGCGAAGCGGCTCAACGCCGGCGAGCGCCAGGCTGCATGCACCGAGATGTGGAAGTGGCGGTACGTCACGATCGGCGGCGCCAAGCGTGACTGCGCGCTGCCGCAGTGGAGCTCGAAGTGCGGCGGCATCATCGATCGCCGGCAGTGGGAAATGGCCACCTGCCAAGGCCGCCTGCAGTGATCACCAGGTCGGCGATCAGTGCCTGGTGGGCATCCTGGAAGTGGGTGGCCATCCTGGCCGGTCTGCTGGCCATGTCGCTCTGGCTCAACGTCAGGCAGTACGGCGATCGCCGTGAGGCAGCAGCTGCAGCCCGGGCCGCCGCCCTCGAAGACACGCTGAAGGTGACGGCGGGGATCGCGCGCCAGGCTCAGACCGACAGCGCCGAGCTGCTGCAGCGGCTCGAGGCGATCGCTGCACGCGGCGAGCGAACCAGAACCATCTACCGAGCAGCAGCTGCAGCGCAGCCGCTGCCAGCCAACTGCGCCCCGGGTCAGGCCCGGGTCAACGCCATCAACCAGGCCCTCGGGCCGACCAGCAGGACCGCGAAGTGACCCAGAAGCCCTCGATCGGACGGATCGTCCACTACACCCTGAGCGACACCGACGCGCTGCGCATCAATGCGCGCCGGACCGACGGTCCGTCCATCCAGGAGCGGCTGCTCGACAGCACCTGGCCGGTGGGTGCCCAGGCGCACGTCGGCAACAGGGTCGCGGCCGGCGACGTGCTGCCCGCCCTGGTTGTGGCGGTCCAATCGAATGGCCAGGTCAACGCCCAGGTGTTCCTGGACGGCAATGACGTGCTGTGGGTCACCAGCCGTGACGAGGCCAGCGAAGAATCTGGCAGCCATCCCGGCCGCTGGCACTGGCCACAGCGCTGACGCCATGAGGCTGCGCCAGACCCTCCCGGTCGCGGCACTGATGCTGCTGGCCGGCTGCACGCAGCACCTGCAGCGTGTGCCGGCCCAATGCGACGCGATGTGCTTCCGCTCGTGCGTCGACGCCGGCGAAGACACCGGCGTGCGCGTGACGGCCGATCCTGCCGCCGCGGACGCCTGGGACAACATCGGCGGGGAGGTGGTCGGCCAGCTGGCCGACAAGCTCCGCACCTGCGACGTGCGACGGAAGGCCTGCGAACAGTGCCTGCGCCGGCTCGACGCCAAGAACGTAATCCAGCTTTGAGCGCCATCCCGGCGCCATAGGAGAGCAGCATGTTGAACCAGCAAGCCGGCGTGAACCAACTGGCGGAGCCGCAAACCCCGATCGAATCTGCCGTAAAGGACCTAGCGCGGGCCCAGCAGGATCTGCACATCGCTGTCGAGCAGCTGGCGCTTCGCCTAGCGCCGGCGCTGGCAGAGGCGAAGCCTGAGTCGTCGGCATCCACCGGACGTGCCGTCGGTGCGTCCCCGTTGCTCGAAGACCTGTTCAAGAGGCGAGACGCAGCTGCGCAGACCCTCGACGTCGTCAACGCACTGCACGCCCAGCTGACCCTGTGAGCCGGACGCCTGCCAGCTTCAGCCTCACGGTCGTGCGTGGCGCGACCTGGGAGGACGACTTCACCTACACCAACCCGGATGGGAGCCCGTTCGATCTGACCGGCTACCAGGCGCGGATGCAGGTGCGGACGCTGGCGGGCCAGTTCGGGCTGACCGAGGCCGACACCCTGGTCATGGAGCTCAGTACCGCGGACGGGTCGCTGGTCATCGCCGATCCGTTGGATGGGATGGTCTCGATCACCGTGCCAGCGGTGGCCACCGAGGTGCTGAATCCGGCGAACGCACGCAAGGTGAAGCACTGCTACAGCCTGGAACTGTTCAAGCCGGCAGGCGCGGATCCGGAGTACGTGATCCCGCTGGTGGCCGGCAAGGTCACTGTCCAGGGCGAGACGACACGCTGATGCCTGTGATTCGAGCCAGCGAGGGTGCAGCCCGCGTGATCGTGGTCGAACGCCGCGGTGCCGTTGCCATCCGCGATCCCCGCACGCCGATCGTCGCGACGGCCCGGCCGACACAGGTCGAGGCAATCCAGGCAGACACGCGGACGGTCGAGGTTGCAGCGCGCGGCGCGCAGGGCCCGGCCGGACCGGCCGGCCGAGACGGCACCTCGCCCGAAGCGACGTACCCGGTCGGTGAGCCGATCCATGGTCACCGCGTCGTTCGCCTGGACAGCGGCAAGGCCTATCACCCGGACACGGCGGTGCTGGAACACGCGCAGGCCTGCGTTGGCATCGCCCTGCAGTCGGCCAACACCGGCGAGGTCGCCGTGCGCCTGGCCGGCACGATCGAGGAAGCCAGCTGGACCTGGCGCGACGGCGCAGTGTGGTGCGGCGCCGACGGCGCGCTGACCCAAGCTCCAGGCACAGCCGGCTGGCTGCTGTGCGTTGGTCGTGCACTCAACGCCACCACTCTGATGATCGACTTCGACTCACCCATCGCGCGGATCTGAACCCATGGCCGACAAGACCCTGCAGCTCAAGAACAACATCACCACCGAGGTCGAAGGCGTAACCGCGTCAGCTGGCGCCGCCGACGCCGGCAAGATCGCGGCCCTCGGCCCGGATGGCCGCTTCGACGACTCGCTGCTACCCGCTGGCATTGGCGCGGACACCAAGATCTACCCGGCCAGCGAGGTGCTGGCCGCCGGCGACTACGTGAACATCTGGGACGACGCCGGCACGGCCAAGGTGCGCAAGGCTGATGCCAGCGCCGCCAATGCCGGCAAGCGCGCCCATGGATTCGTGCGCGCCGGCGTGGGCACCATCGGCAGCGACGCCACCGTGTACTTCGAAGGGCCGAACAGCTCGCTTTCGGGGTTGACCCCAGGCGCGACGTACGTCCTGAGCCACACCACCCCTGGCGGTGTCGTGCCGCTGGCGTCGGGTACCACTACGGCCGGCCACATCCTGCAGGTCCTGGGCGTGGCTACCGACGTGGGCGAGATCAACGCCGAGATCGGCAATCCGGTGGTCCGGGCCTGACATGGCAGCGCGCCGTCCGCTTGTCCTCGATGAGAGCAACCGCACCAGGGAGCTGCCTGGCGGTGACATCTTGGTCGGTGTTCCGATGCAAGTCGCGGTCGGGCTCCGGGCTGGCGGGGTGTTCAACATCGCGCTGACCTCGACGTACGCGATGACGATCGGCCTGCGGGCGGGCGGCGTTTTCAACGTTCAGGCGACCACCTGATGGCTACCCGCACTCCATTGATCCTCAACCAGACCACGGCTCGCATCGAAGAGCTCGCGGCTGCTGACACCATCCCAGGTTTCATGGTCGAGGGTATGTTCGGCCGGAACGTGCTGATCAACGGCGATTTCCGCGTATGGCAGCGAGGAACGAATTTCCCAGCGGCCGCTTCTGCACGCTATACGGCAGATCGTTGGTTTGCGTGGGCCGCCGGGTCAACAGTGCAAGTGGATCGGATGGGCGCAGATGGTACTTCGCTGCCTCCCGGTATAGGGGTTGCTTCGCGCCCGCAGTACGCGTTTCGAGCCACCGTAGCATCGGTCGCCGGAGCGAACAATTTTGTTCTGTTGCAGCAGCGCGTTGAGAATGTGCGCACTCTTTCGGCCGGAAAAGCCACGTTCAGCGGGCTGATTTGGGCCAGCAACAGCAGTGGTATCGCGGTTAGCTTTTACCAGATTTTCGGTACTGGCGGCTCCGAGTCGATTGTAGGTACGCCGGTTATTGTCCCTACTGTCGCAAATACATGGCAGTACGTGACCGTAACCCTCGACGTGCCGAGCATTTTTGGTACTACGATCACTGACGACAGCGCGCTCTGGCTGAATATTTGGCTCGACGCTGGTTCCTCGTCAGGAGGCGCTGGCGGCCAGAAGAACGGCGTTTACTGGTTTACTAACCTCCAGTTGGAGCGCGGCGCGTCGGCTACTGCTTTTGAACGCCGCTCCGATGCGCTTGAACTTATGCTCTGCCAGCGCTACTACGAAAAGACCTACAACCTGAGCACAGCCCCTGGCGCTCCTGAAAATCCTGGCCGCGAGGCGCACGCATCGTCTGGTGTAAATGGCACTACGTGCTGGGCCACTGTCCGATTCACGCAGCGCAAACGTAACGTGCCGGCGGTAGTCATCTACCCAGCCAACACGACAGGGGCCAACCCTGGCAACGTCGCTCAGAACGACGGCTCTATCACGGGTGCTGCTATCGAGAACGTTGGTTCTTCCGGCCTGCAGGTGGCTTGGGGTAATTCCGCCGGTAAATTCGGCGGCTGGTTCCACTGGACCGCCGACGCGGAGCTTTGACATGTACCGACTGACCGACAATCCCGACATGCTGTATTGCATCGAAACTGGCGCTTTCATACCGCGCGGCCATTGGATGTGGCCTACCGAGTGGCTGCTGATCAACACTCCGCTGCCCGTCCCTGCGCCCTACGAACCCAACACGCCGGCTCACCATCGTGCCATCCGCGATGCAGCTTGGAAGTGGATGAACGACGTGGTCAATGAACGTCAGTACGACAGCATCGAAAGCTGCGTGGGCTACTACAACAGCGGCGTGGAGCGGTACCGGTTGGAGGCACGGGCAATGGTGGCCTGGCGCGACGCAGTGAACGAGAAGCTGGTTGCGCTGGTGCTCGATCCGCCGCCGGGCGTAGTGACATGGGAGCAGGTTCGACCTCTGCTGCCCCAACCGTCCCAGTTCAACTGGCCGTCCAGCTTGGAGCTCCCGCTCGGAGTAGGTGACGGCCCCGCAGTTCAACTTTGATTCAATCTGAGAGGAACCCAGCCAGTGGCCGGAAAGATTGACCCGGCGACGGGCCTGCAGGACCAGCAACGACGGTTCGCGGACGAGTATCTGGTCGACTTCAATGGCACGGCGGCCTACATGCGCGCCGGCTACAAGGCCACCGGTGCCGCGGCCAGCGCCGCCGCGGCGAGGCTGCTGGCCAACTCCAAGGTGCAGGCGTATCTGGCCAGCAGGAAGGAAGAATTGCTGCTGTCGCACCGGGTCGACCAGGAAGCGGTGCTGGCCCGGTTGGCGTTCATGGCGCTGGGCGACATCCGGACGCTGTTCGACCAGCACGGCAACCTGAAGCCGATGAGCGAACTCACGGTGGAAGAGGCCAGCCTCGTCCAGGGCGTGGAGGTGTTCGAAGAGTGGGAGGGGCGAGGCGACGAGCGCCGCGCGGTCGGCCTGACCAAGAAGATCAAGCTGGTCAGCCGGCTCGATGCGGTGAAGACCCTGGGCACTCACTTCGGCATGTTCGCCAAGAAGGTCGAGCACACCGGCAAGAACGGTGGCCCGATCGAGAGCCAGACGCGCATCCTGGGCGATGTGATGGATCTCATCGACGGGTCCGACACCGGCCCCGGGCCTGCGACTTCGCGGGGCAAGTAAGCCGTGGAGGAACTGAGCGACCAGGACGCCAGCCGAATCATCGAGAAGCTGGGCGATCGGTGGTGGCGCCTGAACAACCTGTACTACATCACCGACAAGTTCGGTCGACGGGTGCAGTTCAAGCTGAACGAGGTGCAGGCGGACCTCGACGACAACCTGCACACGTTGAACTTGGCGCTGAAGTCGCGCCAGCACGGCATCACGACCTGGGCCTGCATCCGCGCCCTGGACATGGCGCTGTTCAAGAAGAACACCAAGGCCGGTGTGGTCGCCCATACCGCCGGCGATGCCGCCAAGTTCTTCCGCAGCAAGGTGCTCTACGCCTACGACAACCTGCCGGACTGGCTGAAGAAGATCCGGCCCGCAGTCCGGCGCGACATGCGCGACGGCGTCCTGGAGCTGGCCAATGGCTCCAGCATCGAGGTCTCGGTTTCCCACCGCGGCGGAACGCTGACGTTCCTGCATATCTCCGAGTACGGCCCGATGTGCGCCATGTACCCGGAGCGGGCAGGGGAGGTGGCCTCCGGCGCGCTGAATGCGATCGCCTCCGGCAACATCGTGGTGATCGAGTCGACCGCCTATGGCGCCGCCGGCGACTTCTACGAGCGCTGCCAGACGGCGATCGAGCTGGACAGGCAGATCCGCGCCGGTACGGCCAAGCTGACGGCGATGGATTACCGCTTCCACTTCTATCCGTGGTTCCGGGATCCGATCAACGAGCTCGATCCGGACGGCGTCACGCTCACCGCCGAGGACGAGGCTTACTTCGCCAAGGTCGAGGCGGAGATGAACTACGCGCTGCGGCCCGAGCAGAAGGCCTGGTACGTCAAGAAGGCGGCCGAGCAGCGCGACAAGATGAAGCGGGAGCACCCCAGCACGCCGGAAGAGGCATTCCAGGCGAGCACTGAAGGTGCGTACTACGGCAAGGAGATGGCCGCCGCCGACAGCAGCGGGCGGATCACGGATCTCCCGATCAACCCGCAGGTGCCCATCCACACCTTCTGGGACATCGGGCGCAGCGATGCGACGAGCATCTGGTTCATGCAGGAGAACGGCCCCTGGCTGGACTTCGTCGACTTCTACGAGAACTCCGGCTTCGGCGTGGCGCACTACGCCAAGGTACTGAAGGAGCGCGGCTACCTGTACGGCAAGCACTACTGGCCGCACGACGGTGCCAATGAGGACTGGTCGGCCAATGAGAACCGAGTGCAGGTCGCCGGCAAGCTGGGGATCAAGCCCATTGTCGTAGTGCCCCGGATCAACGACATCACCGAGGGCATCGAGATGGTCCGCAACGTGCTGCCGCGCTGCCGGTTTGACAGGGTTCGGTGCGGTCCGCCGAAAGCGGGCGAGGGCCGCGGCGGACTGGAGGCGCTGCGCCGCTACACCAAGGTCTGGAACGAAAAAACGGAGACGTACTCCGACCTCCCATTCCACAACTGGGCCAGCAACCCCGCCGATGCGTTCCGGCAGGTGGCCCAGGGCTACGTCAGCAGCAGCGGCCGTCGCGTCGGCGAGTCGCGCGGCATGGCCAACGACAACTGGAGAACTGCATGAACGTTTCCCCGCGCGAGCGGAACAATCCCACCTCGGTCGAGCTGGTCGACCTGCTGTCGCTGCTGGTGGCCGCAGCAGATGAAGGGCAACTGGTAAGCGTTGCTTTCATGTTGCGATCGCCGGAAGGCGACACGATGGTCGACTACCGTGGCAGCCACGAGCTGAGCGAGCTCACCGCTCGGACCGTCCTGCAGCGCATTGCCCAGGACGTTGCCAACACGCATCCGGCGATCGCCGCGCAGATCCAGGCGGATCTCGGCAGGAAGGCGAACTGACGTGGAAGAGCGTGATGTCGAGCAGCTGGCCATCCACCTGCAGCAGGCCCGCGCGTATGCGCGATATCTGCCAGGCGGCGAGAACCACGGCAGCCTGGTCGAGGACCACGTCCTGACACCGGACCAGGCAGCAGCGGCGGTAGCGGAAGAACTGGACGCAGCGCTGGAACTGCTGGGAGCCGAAGCATGACCGCCGAGGTCGAGCTCGCCCCGGATGGCTTCGTGTGGTGTGGCAAGAAGGGAGATCTCACCCTCTACCTGACCCACATCGTGCGCGATGGCGACGACGACGCGGCTCTCTACATCCGCAACGAGAACCGCCGCGTCGAGGGTCTGAACCCTGTAACCGGGATGATCGCCTATGGCAGCCCGGCCTACGTGGTGCCGTTCCGCGACTTCTGGATCTTCCGGCCGGAAGACAAGGATCGGGGGCGGCATCACCACATCGGCGACATGGTCGCTCGCCTGCAGAACGCCTCGGTCGCGCTCTATGGCCTGGACGTGCCGGCCTACCGCCACCGCATCCACGACGCCATCCTCGAATTCTGCGAGGACGTGAAGAACCTGCGGCCGCCGGCGGAGCAGACCCGGGAGCAGTGGCTCGGTGAGATGGCCCGTATGGGGATCCAGATCAAGATCAACGGGCAGAAGGTGAACTGATGCAGACGATCGAGAACTTGCGCAGCGAGCCGGCCTACGACCCCGGCGCTGCAGACGTGACCACCGCGGCGCCGCCGGACGTGGCGGTCCATCCGCTCGACAGCCTGGAGAATCGGCGCCTCCCCGCGAAGGTCCTGGACTACTGGTACACGGCCCTCGATGCGTTCTACGA